CTTTGGAGAAGTAGATGGGGTGATAGATCTCTGTATCAATCAGACCAAAAAAAAAGACATCCAGATTAATATCTGAATGTCTTGTCGTTGCCTGCGATGTGGGGGAGTCTATATGGCTCCCCTTTTTTATTGTAAGTAATCCATTTGTTGAAACAAAGGTTTAGTTTTTGGTACTAACATATTCTCAGTTTCTATTATTGGTTTAATTCTATCTGTGTATACAGTAGATAAAAAATTTACATAATCTTTTCTTTCTGCGTATGGACTCATACCTTTAAACATATCTTCTACTTTATTTGTAGAATCCATAACACTTTTATATCTTTCATCTGTAGATATTAATTGTAAAAAAGATCTTATACTACTTTTATTATCTGGAAAATTTCTAAGTTTAGCACCACCTTGTGTAGTTAAAAAATCTTGTTTTCCAGTTGCATGCATACCAAAATAATTATTACCTTTCATAGCAGTAGGTGCACCTTTAAATTCAAAGTTACCCGTTTCTGCAGCAGCTACAGTAGCAATAAAAGCTGTAGGTATTTTTCTTTCAATAGCATCTTCTGGATACTCTTGTCTTACCTCTTCTATTGCTTTCATAAAGTCTTTTGTATTTTTTATATCAGCCATAGCTATACCTATAAATAAAAATAG